CAGGCCCAGGCAACCCCATCGCTGAGGCCCCGGACGCTGGCGAGCGCCGCTGCCCGGACCGCAAGCAGGATTCTCGGAAAGTGGAGCCCACTTTAAATCCAGGCGATGCCCGCAGCAGAATGGCACTGGACCCGACCGCTATATTAGAGGCGGGATACCATCTCGACACCGTTACTAATAAAACCTATTCAATTGATTGCCCGGTATCTGCGAAGCTCAGGGCCGAGGTCAAACGGTTATTCGATAACAGCGGCAGCAGCGAATTCCAGCGCGGTCGCCGGGCAGGGTCACTCGATACTAATCGTCTGCATACTATTGCGGCCGGGAATGACAAAGTGTTTATGCGCCGCCTGGATACTGAGGGGGTGGATTCTGCCGTGGTGGTCATGCTGGACCTGAGCACCTCGATGAATCGCTTGGACAAAATTACTTATGCCGTCCCTGCCTGCGCGGCGCTGGTGGAAACATTAACTGCTGCCGGGGTTGATGTATGCGTAACGGCATTCGCAGATGAGGTTTCTATTATTAAGCCTTGGACCATGACCTCGAAAAAGGCCCTCACCTTATTGCCGAGGGTTCATGTATACGGTGGCACCAATGATTCTATGGCCCTCAGCCATGCCCACGGTTTGTTGCTGCGCCATGGGGCCCCTCGGCGCGTTTGTTTTGTGTTGACTGACGGCGATGGCAATGATGTTGCCGCAACGATTGCCCAAGTCGAGGCCGGCCAGCGTTTGGGGATAACAACAATCGGCGTCGGGATTATGCACGGGGTAGGGCATGTATATCCGCAGTCGGTGCGGGTAAACAAATTGTCTGACCTGGGCAATCTGCTGTTCAAGCATATTAAGTTGGCCGCATGATATACCTTGCGGCTTATTTCGGGGCGCTGATTCTGGCGCTTGTTGTTTGTTTCACTTGTTTCGGAGAATGGTGATGAGAATTACATTGTGGGGCGGGTTTCATAATACTGCGCCCGTAAAAATAAATGCGGATGTTATATTTGATGGCGATGGTATAACCGCATGGATTAGCCCGCTTCAACGCCTCAAATTATCCCGTGCATTTTGCGGTATTAGTAGCTGCGGGTGCGGTGGCCCTCGGCGGGCTCAATATCTTCTGCCGCAGGGGTGGCGGTTTTCTGGCCTATCTAACGCAGGATTTGAATTTGATTCAATGATTGCATACAAAGGGGAATAATATGATCAAAACATTTTATGTTTGCGGGGTTCGGTTTGCTTTCCGCGACGCATGGCGCGGTGTCCCTTATACCAACGGCCCTAGTGGTTCGGTTTGGGATGTTTACGTTCTAAACGGTAATGCTTGGCTTTTCTCTGGCCGGGGTTTTCTGCCTGGGCTCAAGCCAACCCGCAGCAAGGTTATCGCAATGTTTGAAGACAACCCGGCGGTTTACGCTGCAATGAAACCAGTAGGAGATGAGCATGACATTTAAACGCACGGGCGGAGAATGGGCTTGCAGCCCGAAAACGGCGACGGTTTGGAGCCACACAATCCACGGGATTGCCCTGGTGGCCGACTGTCAGCAGACTTGGGCCCCTGTGGAGGCCCAGCGGGCCAATGCTGCCCTGTGCGCTGCTGCGCCTGACCTGTTGCGGGCCCTGGCGGCGATTGTGGAGGCGTATCAGGCCCCTTATTCGGATCCCCTCATCGCCAATGCCTTAGAGGCAATCGGCAAAGCGGTTCAAGGGCACGGCTATACACTGGGAGACATTTAAATGAATAAATATGACGAGCATTTATCTGATAGTTCACCGTGCGGCAGTCGGTGGGATGGTTTTGACCGGGGGGATTTAGGCAATCCCTGGGCAGACTTTTATCTGGATGACAACGATCCTGTTTTTCCGCTTGATGACGGCGCAAAGCAAACGATTTATCACGATATTTGGGAAGAAATTCTCCGGGGGGACCATGACACCTCAGACGGCCACGCGCCGGATAGTGTCGGCCAGGATATTGACGGGAATTGGTTTGTCAGTTACCCCCCCATCGTCGATGGTGGGATTCGGTGGGAAAATAAAGTAAGGAGCATTTAAATGCATAACGTAATTCATATCCCAAGGACTGACCCGGACTATCCTTTTTTGGAAGTCAATTATGAGACCATCGGAACCTGCCATCTGGGTTGCGAGGGTTCAGATCAGTTTGTAAGATTTTGGTCTGATCAGGATGATATTACGCCGGATGAGATTCATCAGGCAGTGCTGCCCACGGTTTATCGGCAGACACAATCGCCGGGTCATTACTATTGCACTTCGATGCGGGCGTTTCAGACTGACCACTTGAATGAGGTCATCTGCGTTATCCAGCACCGCTATGATGTTTAGCAAAATAAAAGTAGTGACCAACAGGGCCCCCGCATTCCTGAAAGCCGCATATCCCCATCAGAGGGTTGAATTGATTGACCACGACGGCTTTGTGAAGGCCTGGGAGCGGTTCATTACTTGGGACGCTGGCACTTGGACAGTGTGGCGCATGAAAATAGATAGAGGGGAATACCGCAAGGCCTTTGCCGGCAAAGCGGACAATTTAAATAGTGCCATATTCCTGGCAGACAAATAAACAGGGCCCCTCGGGGCCCTTTTCTATTTCAGAACATATCTAGATTCTCGGCATAAGTGCCAGAAGTTTTATTGTAGAGCAGGGTAGTTTCCCCCTGGGCCCCGACCCATCGGTATCTGCACTTCCAAACGGCGACCTCCACGAGCTTATCCGGGCCCCTGTGGACTGTGATCCCGTTATCAGTTTTTGCCCACCATGCCATTGACCCGCTGATACTCATGCCATCAGGCCTAGGCTGATCAACCCCTGCGCGGTTTATTTTCGAGGGGTGCGCAATGAAGAATGTGTGAACATCGTGGGCCTTGCAGAATTTCTGAACCCGCGTCAGCATATGGCTGATGGCTTCAGTTTCAGTATTATTCTCCCGTGATAATTCCAAATAATTGTAGGGGTCTATCACCAAACCCCTTATGCCAAGCCGCTTAACGGCGACCCTGGCCCGCTCTAATACGCTATCCAGGGTTGACGGTTCCTCCCCGTTTGAATCAATGAACAGGAAGTGATCGTTGACCCATTTAAATGCATCATCCTTTTCTGCCTGCGTCATCCGGTCCTTCCCGTCAAAAAATCTTTTCTTGGTGTATATCTCCATAAGCCGGCTAATGTGAATCTCCGGCTGATTCTCAAATGAACAGACTGCGAATTTCCATTCTGATCCCCGCGCTAGATTGACCATGATCTGATCAACAAAGTTGGATTTTCCAGACGAGGGATACCCGGTCACCACCGTCAACTGACCTGGGGCCACCGTGTAAATGCTGTCCACCGACGAATATCCCGTCGAGAATCCCTTGCCCGTCCCCTGAGAATAGAGGTCATTTAAACGATCGGCATAGGTGGCGGCGTCGGATAATCCGGCTATCGGGTATGCGACTGCGGCGGCGAGTATCTCCTGCACCCGTTGCGCCCCTTCCTGTGACGGGTCAGCACTATCCTGTGACGGGTCACCGAGATAGACTTCGTTGAGATCCTTCTTTGAAAACTTGGCTACCCTGCATTTCTCTTTGCCTATGCGTCTGGCAAGCTCCTCTGCTAAGGCCTGCCCCGGTGCGTCTTGATCTGTCGCCAAGATGACATAGGGCGCTGCGTCCAGTATCTCCCTGGCGTTCCAGACATAGCTGAACTTCTTGTCCTCTGAAGGTAAAACCTTCCCGTCTGCCACCTTGATGGGTGCCCCCGCCGGGACACTTACTGCGTTTTCTATTCCTGCCTGGATCAGGGTAAGGCAGTCAATCTCCCCTTCTACTATGACTAAGGGTTTACCCTTCTCCACTAGGTGGATGCCGAAGAAATCATGTGCCCCGCCGGCGTCTTGTGTAAAGTCTTTTTCAGGGAACGACCTGTACTTGGCTGCGACTAACGCCCCGTCCCGATAGTAGGGGAACCCAATTGCGTCTGCGGTTTTGTTTAACCTGCTGAAGAACTTGTCCGCAGCAAACAGCTTCATCTTGTCTGCGGTGTCTTGTGTGATGCCCCTTGTAAGTAAGTAGCTGTAGTGCCTTGCTTCAAGTTTGTTGCTGATGATTTCTTTTTGTGGAACTGCTGCCAATTTAAACTCCCGTTTCTTCTCCGGCTGTACAGAACCTGTCTCAAGACAATGATGGCAGTGGTACACAACGGCACCGTCCGGCCTCCTTGTCAGGGTCATGTCCTTGCTGTTAGCTTTCTTCCTGTCGTTTGAACAGGACGGGCAGCTTACCCGTGTTGACTCATTGAAATGGAACTGTTCAACGAACTCAGGTGTCACTTCATGCTCCCATCTGCGTTCCGTTTAAATGACCGGTTCTTTGAGGCTGGCTCCAGCCTTACACCGTCTGCGTTGTGTCCTCCCTTTGACAAGGCCTTCACATGGGCAACGTCTTTTCCGGCGCGGGATACTCCCTTGGAGTCCAACTTCCTTCTTGCTCTCTGCCTTTCCATCCGCGCCTCATGCTCTCCTCGTGAAAGCTGCGTCTTGTACTCTTGTTTGTAGTCTCGCATGGTGGCTCCAGTGGTAGCTCGTAAGTTACGGTGTCTTCCGGGTCTTTCATACTACCGCTTCCCTTCGCTTCTTGGAAGGATGTTTACCCTTAGGTTGTTCTTTGACTGGTCTAGGCTCTACGGTGACCCACGGCTTTAAGGTCAGGATCTTCCTACCAGGGGTCTTCTCCACCACCCCCATGATGAAGATCTCCTTGGTGTACCCTGCGTCCTTTAGAAGCTTGACTGCGTGTCTTGCTTCCTCGATGGTCTCATGGACAACCTTGGGCATTCTCATGCCCGCCACAAAGACCATGTAAAACATGTCGTACCCTACTAGCATTCCTAGCCCCCTTGTAGGGAAAACCCTATTCCCTGGTATATATCACCCAAAACCCCCCCTTCCCCAGCCCAGGGAAAAAGAGAGTAGGCGTCACCCGTCTCACGACGATCCTGCATGTCAGTCACCTGACCCCTAGGCCTGCAGGTAAACCCAGCCCCACGGATTTCTGGAGGTAGTTGCCCCGTAGTCTTGCGACACACCGTGTACCTGTTCTCCCACGCAGCCGGTATAGCTCTTGCTGACGGGTGGGGTCCGGGAATAGAAAAAGCCAATAGATTAGACCCCTGTGTGGAAACCCCACCCTTGTGAGGTGGCACCCCCAAACAGGGGCACAGTGAGTCTGATCTATTGGCTTGCCACCGGGGTTTCCGACCCGACGTTGCCGCGACTGTAGCACAACACAACGCAGGAATGCAACACCATCTTTAGAGAGAGGTCTCTATAGTCGGCTATAGAAGGCCCAGTGGCGCATCCTGTGGTACACTTCGTTGGCTAGTTCTCCCCTAGCACCCGAGTTGACGGCTTAGCCTCCTCGGTCCTTGGCCCTCCACCGTCCCCCTTGCGGTGGGGGGCTTTTTTTTACCTCGATGATGGACCGGGGGTTCTCCTTGTCCAGATGCCAGTAGATGTGCTTCTCCTTGACTTGACGGTCATTTAAATACATTGAGCCCTGGAGCAGATCAAGGATCAAGGACTCGTCTAGGTCAGGCCTGCGGCTTGCGTAGTAGATGTGGATAGTGACCACTACGTCCCCGTCGAGAGGGGTCCACCCCGGGTGGATCTGAGCTTTAAAGAGGTCAACGTAATTTAAAGCCTTTGCACTCTTGATGATCCGCGACATGCCCCCAAACCTGACGATCTTCCTGCTGTTGGCCTTCGATGCAGGCTCCCCAAAAATTGTTTGAGATAGGGCTTGCAAGTCCTCAAGACTAGTGCTATCATCTGGTTCCTGCATCACAACTCCTGGGAGAGACATTGAAGATCACAAACAAGCATGGAGTCCCTGAGACGTTCGTCACCCTGGCGAGCAAGGACTCTTACAGTAAGGGGGCTAGTCAGTATAGCGTGACAGAGTTGATGAGTCCCCCTAAGATCAAGCGCCTACGGGACAAGCATGACTCTGAGATAGAGCAAGATGTGGCTGACATGCTATGGCAGTTGATGGGCTCAGCACTGCACAACGTCCTTGAGAACGGCAAGACAGAGAATCACCTTACGGAAGAAAGGTTATTCCTAGAAATGGATGGTGTTACGGTCAGCGGTCAGATAGACTTGCAACACGACACGCCAGAGGGTGTTCTGATAACGGACTACAAGTTCACCTCGGCTTGGGCCTTCATGCAGAACAAGAAGGAGTGGGAAGAGCAGCTTAACGTCTACAAGTGGCTGGTTGAAACGGTCAAGCGCAAGAAGGTCATAGGCCTTTACATCTGCGCCATGATTCGGGACTTTTCTAAGCATGACACAAGAGAGACCTACCCCAAGGCTCCGATCCAGATGCTAGAGATCCCCATGTGGGATTCGGTTAAGGCAGAGACCTATGTGAGGGACAGGCTAGACCTACACCGGCATTCAAAGATGTCCCATCACCTTGGGGATGATCTGAGTGACTGCACCCCAGAAGAACGCTGGATGTCAGAGACCGTGTTTGCAGTAAAAAGGGAAGGCAGGAAGACTGCCATCAAGTTGTACACCGATTTAAACGAAGCCCAGGAACGGGCTATACAGGAGAAGGGCTATGTCGAAGAAAGAACCGGAGAACCAAAGCGCTGCACAGGAAACTTCTGCAGTGTCTCAGGATGGTGCAAGCAGTACCAAGATGAGCTTAGTGCATGAGCTACTAAAGCTGTCGGTAAAAGACCACACCGAGAAGAAGAACGGGTTGTCTTACCTGTCATGGGCGTGGGCCTGGACAGAAGCTTTAAAGGCAGACCATACGGCAAACTTTGAAGTAAAGATGTTTGACGGTGGTGAAAGCCCCTACATGGTTGTAAACGGCACAGGCATGGTCTGGGTCACGGTAACTATGTTTGGCAAGCCTATGACCTGTTTCCTGCCCATCATGGATCACAGGAACAAACCTATCCAACAGCCGGATGCGTTCCAAGTCAACACCAGCCTGATGCGGTGCATGACCAAGGCTCTGGCTCTGCATGGGATTGGGCTCTACATCTATGCCGGGGAAGATCTTCCTGAGCAAGAAGAGGCAAAACCGGAGGTCAAGGCAGTAAAGACCGCAGAAGCAAAGGCTAGGGATGATCAGGACGATGCCAACATCGCCTTGTTTGGTCAAAGCATGATTGACTTTGTGGGTATATGTAAATCAGTCCCAGACCTGATGAGCTACTGGAAAGCCAATCAGGAGCAGATTGAGCGGCTTCAAGCCAACAACGCAGCCCTCTATGAGAAGGTTGTCCATGTTTTTAAAACAGCACGGGCTGAACTGCCCAAAGGAGAAGTGGTATGAGTGATTACAACACCCCGTTTGAACAACGTCCTGACTCAGGTCGTTTGATGGCATCGAAGACCAAGCTCCACGAGAAGAGCCCGGACTACTTCGGTGAGCTTGCCGTCAACATCGAGGACATGACCGCAGCCAAGGTTGAAGATGGCTTTGTCGTGTTCAAACTGAACGGTTGGAAGAAGAAGACCAAGGCAGGGGCAACGTACCTGTCGGTGTCGGTTAACCGCTTTGTGCCGGATGGGACTGCCCAAAAGAAGGCAGATATTAAAGAAGAAGACTTCCCCTTCTAAGGAGATTTAAATGAACGTAGCGCTACAGCTTCGTGAGTGGTTCAAGGCTAACCCTGAAGCCACCATCAAGGATGGGATCGCAGCCTTTCCCAACTCCCATAGCTCCAACATTTACTTGGCCCGTAGGCAAGCCTCTGGTCTGGAGAAACCCAAGAAGCGAAAAGTTAAGAAGATCAAGCCTGTCAATCCTTTACGACCGGGAGTTGAGGCTGTTCGGAATGTTATTCGGGAGCAAACCAATCTGGAGAAGGAACTCACTACCCGCATCTTCACTTTAAAGGAGGAGCTTTCCAGCATGGCTAAGAGCCTCTACAAGGCCAGGGATGAGGTCAAAGGCTACCAAGTGATGGTCAGCTACTTTGAATGGCAGATAGGGCTCAGGGACTCACAGGCAGGACACCGTGGCGCTCCAGTTTGAAGCCCGCAAGGTTGCGCTAAAACAAGACCGGACTGGTTATGTGCTGACGCTTTCCTTGCATCCTGATGAAATCCCTGATGAACTACTTAGGGATTTTGTCGGGGCACGGTATGCCTGTGCCCTTGTAAGGATCAATGACGATGAGTCACCGGTCATTTACAACAGCCGCACCCAGAAAGCAGCAATGCTTTGCAAGGCAGAGTTGTTCCAAAAGTTCCTGGGATGCACCACTGAGAACGGCGCAGCAGAAGCAATGTGTGCCACTCTGGGGATACAGTCCCGGACTGAACTTCATGGGAACAAAGAAGCACAGAGAAAGTTTGATTTTCTAATAAAAGACTACGAGGATGCAAATGACCCCTTCGCCTAAATTTAAACCGTTCATGGCCTATCTAGACCCCGGTGTCTACAAGGACATGAAAGCTTTCTCTAAGAGGAAGCGGACGCCGATGAGCCAGCTTGTCCGGGAAGCTATTCATTCCCGTATCGCGTCTGGAGATGTGTACACAACAGCTTTCAACGCTGGCCTAAAGGCTGCGATGAAGTCTGCCTTGGCAAACAAAGCTGCCAACATGCGGTTCCCTTCTGGGAAGTCCTTTGGTGAGCTTGTTTGTGAAGACCTTGAAAAACTACTGTTAGTTGAAGATGAAAAACCTACCAACACCTGACCAAAACCGTGAAGCGCAGCGTTTAAATGATGCTGCTGTACGCGCCTGGGGCGTTGATCACAAGATCGGCACCCAGCCTGGAACCTACTCGGAGGTTTCCAAAGCCCCGGTAAAGTCCCTGAAGAAGATCAAGCGATGAGCCCTTTCGCAAGATTCCACACCAAGGACACCTTAAAAGAGCGTAAGTTCTTTGACCAGCCGGCGACCCCCATAGAGCATTGCCCGTACAAGTCCTATGTAAATCCGTGCCCTGAAAACCTGCGCCGCAATTGGCTTGACAACTGGAACGCTTTCCACAAGAAAAAATAAATGGCAAACATAGGGAAACCACCTAGTGTGGGATGGTGGATGACAGGCGAACATACGCTTCGGTGGTGGGATGGAAGAAGGTGGTCTTGGGCCTGTATAGACACCGACAAGATGAAGGAGGTAGAGGTCTATGGAAACAGGATAGATGAAAATCCCAGGGGCATACAGTGGTTTCCAAGGCCTGATTGGTGGCCTGAAAGGAGCAGAACATGACAGATGAAGAAGAAGACTATGAGTACTACAAGGAAATGTTTAGGAGCAGTCTTCTGTGGTCGGTGGCCTTAGTAACTTTGTTTGGACTAATAGCATGGATGGTTTGAAACCAGTGGCTTGGATGGTTAGCGTGGATGGCATTTGCATTCTGCTAACCCAAAGAGAGCTTGCTGCTAGGCAGTGGGCAGAGCAAGGCGGCAATATGTTTCCCCTTTACGCAGGAGAAGAAATTGAAGTTAAACACGACAGTCAAGACATTCCCGAGAACGCTTGATGAGGCGTTTCCTTACGGTCCTGATTATGGGTGCGCTCTTGTTCATTACCGCGACCCATTTAATAGATTCTTTCAAGTCGGTTGTGTCGGGGCAGTAGTTGCTGCGTTTGTTTTACTTCTGATATGGAGCTTTAAATGAACCTTAAAGAACAACTTAAACGTGATGAGGGGGTTGTGCGCTATGCGTATGAAGACACTCTTGGTTTCCTTACTATCGGCGTTGGTCGGCTCATTGACGATAGGCGTGGTGGTGGTCTTAGTCCTAGTGAAATTGACTATCTCCTTACCAATGATATTGCTGAGAAAACTGCTCAAGTCTTGGAGGCTCTACCGTGGGCAAAAGGCTTAACTGAGCCTAGGCTGGCAGTGCTTATCAACATGGCCTTCCAGATGGGTATACGGGGCTTGTTGGGCTTCCCAGGGATGCTAGGTGCGGTAAAGGCCGGGGACTACAAAGCAGCAGCAGAACACATGCTGGACAGTAAGTGGGAGACGCAGACCTCTACCCGTGCCCACAGGCTTGCTGACCAGATGGAGAGTGGTGAATGGCACTAGACCCACTAACTGCCGGGGTGGATCTAGCAACCACCGTCATCACCCGCATCTGGCCGGACAAGTCTGCGGCAGAGGCTGCTCAACTAGCGGCTGCGGTGGCTCTTGTCCAAGGTCAGATGGATGTAAACAAGGCAGAGGCTGCTAGCCCCAATGCATTTACATCAGGGTGGAGGCCCGCCATAGGCTGGGTCTGCGGTCTGGCCTTGTTGTTCCAGTACATCCTGCGTCCTATGTTGATGTGGTTTGGCGTAATCACTGGGCATCAATGGCCCCCACTGCCTGGAATAGATGACAATTTGTGGCAGTTGATGCTGGGTCTATTAGGGCTTGGTGGCCTCAGAACTTTTGAGAAAACTAAGGGGGTTGCTTCTTGACCACATCAATTGTCCTCACGCCAAATGAAATGTACCTTGCTTCCATTGTGGGGATTAGGAGGCGTTTCACTGCTCAAACAATGAAATATAACCAGAGGTTTGGTGGCGCTGGAAACAGCGTAGCGGAACAGTGGTTCTTTGACATTGTTGGAGCACAAGGTGAATTTGCAGCAGCAAAAGCTTTAAATGTGTTTTGGGCTGCGTCTTTAGCTTATGACAAATCCTTGCCAGACTTATTCCCGGACTGGCAAATCAGAACATTGGCAAACCATGGCTATGATCTGATAGTTAGGGATGATGATATTGATGATCATAAGTATGTGCTGTTAACAGGCACTGGGCCAGAGTTTCAAATACATGGGTGGATCTATGCAAAAGATGCAAAACGTAAAGAATGGTTTAAAGATAGGGGTGGTAGGAATGCTCCCTGTTATTGGGTTCCTCAGTCTGAATTGAAATCCATCAAGGAGTTCCTATTATGATTTCAGTGTTATTCCGTTTAATGGATGTTGAAGGTGAACCATCCGGTGTTTTTGGACTTGCCACCGCGCCTAATAAAGAAAGATTGTTTTGGGTTATAGATGAGTTTTGTGACCCTAATATGGTTGAATTAAAAACCGTAACCCGCAGTGGTGTATGTGTTCACGTTAAAGAAGAAGACGGCGCAGAAGTTTGTACTAACTGGCAAACAACAGAATCATTTCCATTTCATTATGAAGGCAAATGGAGAAAGCCAAAATGGAAGATCAGTTTCGCATAAGAATACATGCCCCCCACACCTTTCGGTGTTCAGTGTGCAAGGGGGCTTGGAAGATGAAGGACGATGCTAAGTGGCACTCATGCAGTCCTGAACCGGTTAAAGAGTTGCATGAGGAAGTGCGCAATGCGTTGGAGAGCGCAGACATTAAA